TTTGATGTTTGGACTGAGTGGTTAATAGATAGAGAATTTGAAATTGTAGGATTATGAGTTTTAGAACATCACGTACAGTAGATAGAGCATTTACCCGTAAGTTTAAGGAGTTGGTATTAAACGCTCCTTTGATTGATACCTTTGCTTTATATCGTTCTATTGATGTAACTGCCGAGATAGATTTGAACTATTCTAATTTCATGAGTGCTGATTATACGTTCACAGTAAAGATATACGCTGAAGAGTATTTAGTTTACCATATCGAAGGTATGGACTTAATAAATAAATATAGATATTCTCAATCATTCTTTAACTCAGTTGAGAAGCTACGTCAAGACTTTATTACTTACCTTACTAAAGAGTATCCATTGATTCGATTTGATAACATCTACTTGGAGTTATCTGAGTTGCTTATTATGAATACACCACAAGGGACACCCATTGATGCATTAACTTATTATTGATGAGACGTAACCATTTATTGCTTATATTAGCGTTTAACTTTTTTGTTTGGTATGCGATACTTAAATTTATCTTCGGATGATTACGCTAATATGAGCCATGAAAACGCTAATGCCTTAAGAAGTGTTGGTATTTATTGTGACGATGTAGCTATAAACAATCATCCCTTTGGTTATAAAACACAATCGAGAATAATTCGATTTGATGAGATTACGGAACTTGCTAAACACTTTGATGTGGTGCAAGTATTCCATTCAGATGAAAGGATATTCAAGCAAGTATATTCTCATCCTAAAGTTGTGGTATATCATACGGGTACACGTTATAGACAAAACCCTGAGTTCTTTAATAAACTATTCAAAGGTAGGATACAACTAACCGATCAAACTGAATTCGTTTGTCTTGGTGATATGCGTTACATTGCACCTCATTCAACGTTGATAAGTCAGCCTAAACGATACGATGGTAAACTAATTATCGGACACTATCCAAGTAATGCCGCTGTTAAAGGGACGGATAAGATACTCACAATGCTAGAGCCTTTCTTCAATGACTTCGAGATACGAATAGGAATAAACAAAGTACCACATGAAGAGCAGTTGAAAAGAATGGCTGAGTGTCATGTCTACATAGAACTATTTGCACAACAGCAACAAGGCAAACAATACGGATGTCATGGAGTGACAGCGTTCGAAGCCGCTGCATTAGGTTGTTTAGTAGTTACGCAAAACCTATACCCTGAAGTATACGCAAAGGAATACGGTGCTAACTATTTCCACCTAGCAAACGATGAAGAAAGTTTCATCCGTACATTTGAGGAGTTAAAGAACGTGGATAGAAAATTATTATTAACCCCAAGCGGATTCTACATAAACCATAACATTGAATCGACTGGATATAAAATATTAGAACTAACAAGATGAAAGCAAACGAACAAGATTGGATAAACGCAACCAAGAATTTAAAAGAGCGTAGAGCATTAGTAGGTCATAATGATGATAATAGAAACTTAGATAATCCAATCAGAGATTATAAACTACATCTTAAGAAATGTGGCTTTGGTAAGTCAGTATTAGATGTTGGATGTGGCTCGCAGTTTCTTAGAACGTGTCTACCTGACAATGTAAAATACATGGGATTAGATGCCTTCCCTGTTGCTAATACTAGTACATTTGATTGTGCGATAGAGGATTTGAATTGGAAAGATAATAGCGTTGATACAATTTGCGCTATGGCGGTGCTTGATAACTGTAGAGACTTTGACAAGGCTTGTCAGAACATGATTCGATTAGCCAAGAAGAACATTATTATCTTAACGGGAATAGATATAGTGGTTGATAAATATCACACGTTTAATCTACAGCACGAAGATTTCAAACGTAACTTCAGCGCATTAGACCAAACACACTACGAAGAAATTGCACCTAAAGTATGGCTGATATGCTACTCCCAAAAGTAACTATTATAATACCGTTCAAAACGGATCGCGGTTACTTAAACGAAGCAATTGAATCGGTGCGTAAACAAACTTACCCTAACATTGAGTTGTTAATACATCAAGGTGATAAGTCAGTTAGCGCAAATATCAACGATGGAATAAGAAAGGCTAAAGGTGAATACATTAAATACCTTTGTGAAGATGACTACCTAACACCTAACTCAATTGCTGATAGTGTTAAAGCTATGCAAGGTAATGACTTTATTCATGGTGTATCTTATAACATTCATGGCACACGAATTGAAACACAAGTGCCAAGATTAAAATACCCATCGTTATCTGATATGCTAATCGGTAACGTTATACATGGCGGAACATTAATGTATCGTAAAGATGTATTCGATAAGGTTGGTCTATTCAATGAAGAGTTAACGTGTGCTGAAGAGTATGAGTTTAACCTTAGATGTTTACGTTATGGGTTGAAGCTAGGTTATACCGATAGGATATTGTACAACTATCGTAGACATGAGCAGCAGAAAAGTCTAGGTAAAGGAATAGACCAACAAGCAAGAGCAAAGAAGATTCAAGCCATAAAGGATAGTGTTAAGCCTCTTAAGGTTGTGGTATGCATGGCAACGTATGGAGGTCGAGATATTAAAGAAACCATCAAATCAATTGCTCATCAATGCGATGTTATTAGAATATATGATAATGCTAATCGAAGTGAGGACTTAACTGACTTAGGTAAGTTCTTCTTCCTCCAGGAGTATAAAGAACCAATCTACTATTTAACAATTGATGATGATATAATTTATCCACCAACTTATGTTAGGGATATGGTTAGAGCAATAGACCTACATCGAACTATCGTAACACATCATGGGCGTAAGTTAACGCGTAAGGGTATAAGCTACTATAAAGGTCATTCTCAGTATGGATATAACAGAAGAGTTGGTAGTGTTCTTAAAATAGATGTTGCAGGAACTGGAGTATGTGGATTCAGAACGGATTACTTCAATCCTTTAGAGGTGTATAAATCGGAACACCACAAGATGAGTGATTTAGTATTCAGCCTAGAAGCAAAGAAGCAAGGTAAAATAATCACCCTGCTTCCTCATAATCAATCCTACTTCAAAACTATTCAATACTCTAATACTATCTTTAATGAGTTCTTAGATAATGATAGTGTACAAACTACTTTGGCTGACTTAATTTTAAATCTTTGACCATAGTAAGCCAATTAAATACCATCAAATGCGGTAACTCCATTATGGATTGAATCTTTGTGATATCACCTTCAGCGAGATGATAGGTTAAACTTTCCCACGCCCAACGTGATTGAACAACTTCCTGCTTACTCTTTTCTTCTTCAGGTTCATCATCTTCAATTGAGCTGCTACCATCATCGAATAAATCATCGTAATTCTCAATGATCTTATCGCGATACTTTAGCACACCTTCAAGTAATGAATAGTATTTAGTGCATGGTTCTTCACGAATCTTTAAGCATTTAGAAATAAAATCCTCATAACCTAAAACAACGGTTACTATTTTATCATATGATTGAATAGGTATTTTGTTAGCGACAAATTTATTGATGTCAATAAACACACCCCACTTCATTGTGTTGAATCTAACATTACATTCATCACCTTTAATAGGAGTATCTAACCAGGCAAACTGTTTAATAAGTTCGTCTAGTTCATCCTCATCTAGTTCGTCATAGTATTCACCCGTAACAATAGAGATGCGTTCCAACTTAAATTCAGTTGGTGTTAAATCATCCAACTCTGAAATTTCCATCAGTTGACCGATTGAAACATCTTTCCAATTATACTCGCTCAAGGTTCTTTACAGTTCGTTTAGCAATCAAACTAAGATAAGGAATAGCAAAGTCAGCGGATAGATTCTCTGCAAACAATTCAGCCTTGTGATTGATGTGAGCCGATGTTCTATGTTCAGTTACTGTTAGTTGGTCATCCTTAAATATAACAGCTAAACAATAAGAGGGGAAATTCTTCACACCACGCTTTGCAGCTTTCTCAATTTCTACTAAATCCTTTGCGTTAAATTTAAACTCATCACCTTCGTAAGCTACATAATTACGGTTACCTATTTCAACTGATTTAATCGTTACTGGGTTCTTTATTGTAACATCATTAAACGCGGTAATAAGTTCAATCAACTCATCATCTTCAATCGCTTCAAGATAATGAAGAGGTACACCCATTACTTCAAATACTTTGAAATACTTTTCAAAGCCACTTAAATTATCATCATTCAAAGCGTTATAAATCCCTTCGAACTCTTTTAATTTAATCTCATTAGGTTCATTTCTTAACTGAAACGATCCACCTTCATAGTTAACATTTATCATAATTAAAAATTTTTAATACAAATATAAGACTTAATACTATAATAGTAATGATTACAGAGTATATTCTTTCATTTAGTGATGAAGATGCCACAAATGGTGAGCATTTAGGCGTGTTAGAAATAGCTAATACATCTAATCCCGCTATCCAAATCAAAGGAATAGCATTCAGTAAGGTAACAGAATTGTTTTTTAAAGATGATTTAAAGTATAGAATAGCTGCTCCCGTATTAACACCTTCGAAAGTTTATAGAAGAGACGAAGCAACGGGTGAAGAATACTACCTAATCGTTACACCTGAGACTGTTGAATTTGCTTTCAATAAATTCCAAAAAGAAAGAGCGGGTAAAGATGTGTTCAATGTAGAGCATGACGAGTCTAAGCGTGTACCATCATATCCTTTAGAGATGTGGCTAGTTGAGAATCCATTAGGTGACAAATCTTATACTACTTACGGTATTGAATGCCCTGAGAAAACTTGGTTCTGCGTTCAGCAGTTCACAGATAAGGATGCTTACAATGAAGCAATCGCAAACGGTCAAACGGGATTCTCTATTCATGGTGAGGGTGCTGTAAAACTATCAAAACAAGCAACAATTAAAACAGAAATAATGAGTAAAACACAATTAAAGAAGCACAAGTTTATTGCTCGTTTCTCTGAAGGTGCTGCTACTGATTCAGGTGAAGTAATCATAACAACAGATGCACTAGAAGTGGGTGCTGAAGTAGTTGTTGTTGATGAAAACCTAGAGGAAGTAGCTGACTTTTCAGGTGAAGTGGTAATAGATGGCGAACCAGTTACGATTGAAAACGATTCTATCGTATCAATTGGTGCTGAAGAAGTAGTTGAAATGGCTGAAGAAACAGTTGAAGAAACTAAAGAAGAAGAAGTTGTTGAGATGACAGCTACTGAAGAAGAAGTTGTTGAGATGGCTGAAGAACCTACTGTTGAAACTTATTCGAAAGAAGAGGTTGATGCTAAATTAGACGAAATCTATTCAATGATTGCTGAGTTAAAGACTCCAACTGAAGCACCTGTTGGTGAAGGTGAAGAGGTCGAGATGAGTGCAAAAGAGTTACGTATGAACAAAGTTAACGCATTGTCGCGTTACATTAACAAATAAATAAATAAAATGGCAAGAGAAATCAAATTCGCGACAACCGTTAATACAGCGGCATTGTTGCAAGTAAACCCGAAGGAATTCTATTCAGCAGCGTTGTTGGAAAATCGTTCTTCTTCTAACTTCCGCCAGGTATTAAACCTTAAGGAGAAAACTAAAATCGGTAACTTAGCTTTCGGAACATTGTTCTACGAAGCAGGTTGTGACTTTCAAGGCGGAGACACTACATTGGATGCTAAAGAAATGGATGTATGTAAAATCCAAATCGGAACAGAGTTGTGTGTGTACGATCTTGAGACATCTTTCGTTGCAGATTGGATGAGTGCTGGTTCTAACCAAGCAGACTTCTTACCTGCTGCATTCGCTACTCACTTTTACAATGAGTTGGGTAAAGCAGTAAACAATAACCTAGAGTATTTAACATGGCAAGGTAATGCATCTGTTGGTGTAGGTTACTTAGGCTTATGTGATGGTATCTTGGCTAAGTTAGCTTCAGGAACTATCCCAGGTGCGCAGAACATCGCAGGTACAGCTATCACATCTTCGAATGTTGTTGCTCAATTGACTTTAATCTACAATCAGATTCCTGTTACATTGCGTAACCAAAAGTCAAACATTCTTTGGCATGTTTCTCCTGATGTTGCTGATGCTTATATGTTAGCTGTTGCTTCTCAATCTGCTGAAGTTTACACAACGGGTGAGCCAGTTCTTAAGTTCTTAGGCTATACATTGACAGTTGGTGAAGGAATGCCTGCATCTACTTCTGTATTGTCTCTTAAGACTAACTATATCTTCTTAGCTGACTTAGTATCTGATTCATCTGACTTGACTGTTATCGACATGAGAAACACAACGGGAGATGCTAACATTCGTGTTCGTTCTGACTTCAAAGTTGGATTCGATTACTTGAACGATGACGAGTGGGTTGTTTACGGAATCCAATCTTACATCTCGTAAATTTAATAGGGGTGTAAAAACCCCTTATTTTTTAACTTAAAACAATATAATCATGGCATGTGCTTCACTAGAAGATATAGCTGCTGATTGCGAACGTAACTCAGGTGGTTTACATAGATTCCTTGTCGGTGATATGGATGATGTAAGTTCGATTACTGAGAACACAACAACTTGGGAGGTAACAGCTGCAACTGTAGCTACTGCACCTATTGAAATCGCAATCAAACGCAAGACTTCAAACTATACAGAGGATGAGCAGCAAGACTTCGTTAATGGAAGTATGGTTGTTACTCACACTTCAAACATCAAACTACACCGAAGAACAGGTTTAAAGTCTAGAGCTTTAGATATTATCGGTGCTGGACAGCGTTACCTATACACATTAGAGTTAGATGCTAATGGTATTTGGTGGTACACTCCACACGCTCAACTTCAATCAGTAACGGGTGGTTCAGGAATGGAACGCGCTGATGGTTCGAACTATGATGCAATTCTAATCGCAGAGAATGATCACAAATCATATGAGATTGATGCGGCTGTTGTAGCGGCAATGATTGCAGTATCGTAATACAATACCTATTATAGGAAGGGGTGCAGTAGTGTACCCCTTTTTTTGTTACAAAAATTCAACTTAATACTATAATAGTAATGATATACATTACACAAGATATTGATAGCTCTGTTTGCTTAACGCTACAAGAAAGCGCATCCATTGTCGCGCCTTATTATTTGTTTGCTATATCTAGAAATTTTGATTTAGATGAATCACCTACTTATGTAAGTTATACAGATGAAAGTGGTTATCCTGATGTGTTTAATCTATTTACTTTCAATTTAGATATACCAAGTGGGGAGTACACTTATAGAGTGTATGAGAGCGCAACACCTAATCCAGCAACACCAAGTGGTGATATATTAGAAGAGGGTTTAATGATTGTTTATTCATCTAGTGATGTTAGTACAAATATTTATTTATGAAGATATTAGGAGTAGAATTTGGTAGTAAGACACCATCTGTAAGAACAGAACCACAAGCATTCTCAACACCATTCCTAAAAATTGGTAAAGGGAACCTGGCATTACCTTACATTCAGTCAACAGTTAACAACGGATCAATTGTTTTTTTTGGTGAGGAAAATTTATTCCCTCAGATACTCAATCAGATGTATTACACAAGTAGTCTGCATGGAGCAATTATAGACTTTACTATTAACGCGGTTGTTGGTGGTGGATATGAAGTAGATGGTCTTGAAACGGGTAAGCAAAGAGTAGATTTTGAAGTGTTTAAACGTAAAGTTAAGCTACCTAAATTGATTAAGACTGTTGCTAGAGATAATAAGATACACAAACGAGTGCATTTTATCATGAATTTTAGTGATAGCGGAAAGTGGTTATCAATGAAGCGTGTAGATCCATCTACTATACGCTATAGGTTTGATGGTGATTTTGAATATAGCACAGATTGGTCAGTACAACAGAACAGAAGAATCATTTGCGCTTACAATCCAATGAGTCCAAGAGGGGAAATGCTTTACACTTACGGGGAAATTGGAGCAGGACAAGACTATTATCCTATCCCTACTTATTCATCATGTCTTAATTGGGTATTCCTAGATGGTGAGCAGTCATTGTTACATAAAAGTAACATTCAAAATAGTATATTTCCTTCATTAATCATCCGTAGACCAAAGAGATTTGGTAGTAAAAAAGAAGCTGAAGACTTTAAAGATGGTATTGCTGGAGCTTCGGGTTCAAGTAACGCTGGAAAGGTAATGGTTCTTACAGGTGATGGTATGGAAAACACTCCTGAAGCATCTACTGTATCAGCTAACAATAACGATAAACTATTTGAATCAACAGCTAAAGAAATTAAAGACAATATCTGCTTTGCTCACAAGATTAATCCTTCAATTATGGGTATTAAAGTAGCAGGCTCTTTAGGTAACGCGCAAGAATTAGAAATGTCCTACGCTATCTATGAGAAGAATGTTATACTTCCCGAACGTGAAGAGAATGAAGACATTTGGAGCGAGATAATGCAAATTGCAGGGGTTGAAGGTAAACTTAACATCAAAGGATTTAAGATTATTGGAGAAGATATCGTTGATGGTGAAGAAAGTAAAGTTAATAAAACTGGAGAATTACTTAACGCTATGAGTCCATTATTAGCGAATAAAGTTCTTGAAAACTTAACGATAAACGAAATTAGAAAAATAGCAGGATTGGCTAATGTACCTGATGGGGATAAATTAGCTAATCCAGCAGCACCTGTAACACCACCTGCCTTATGATTTATTTTGTAACTGAAGCGTATTTAAAACAAAAGACTCCGATAACTCAGAACGTATCAGCTATTGAGTTGACAAAGTACATTGAGCCATCAGCGTGTTCATGGATGCAAAATATTCTAGGTACGTATTTCTTTAATGATTTACTTACTAAGTATAACGCACAAACTCTATCCAATGATGAGGAGGATTTAGTAGCTAAGATTCAACCTGCGATTGCGTGGAGGGCTGCGGTTGATTGTGTTCTAGGTTTGACCTATCAACTTAAGAATAAAGGATTACAAACACAGAACGGTGATAATAGTGAGTCAGTAGAAAAAGATACAACAGCTTTTGTTATGCGCCATTATGAGCAGAAAGCTGAATTCTTTGAATCTATTGCAAGACGTTACTTGGATATTAATAAGGACTTATTCCCTAACTATACAAGTACACTCAACACAGATTGTGAGACTGCTTTGCTTACACCACAATCAGATGATAACTTCAACACCGATATTCTATTTATATGATAACTTATCTGCAGGCGGTTTCGGTAATTCAAAACTATGCGAATCAACATTACATGGTTCAAAAGTTTGGCTTTGAGTTTAAAGAGCAAATGCCTAACCTAGCAACTGAAGATGAGCGCTATCCTTTAATTTTTGTTGTACCTATTGGAGCATTGCCTACAACAAATGCAAATGAATTTGAGGTTGATGTTTATTGTTTAGATCGTTATACGCAAGACCGTACAAATGTAGCTAGTGTTGTGAGTGATACACAATTTATTCTAGGTGGTTTAACTAAGTGGTTAGAAGAAGGTCAGACTGATTTGGATGTTATCCACTCTTATCCAATGCAACCGATTAACAATGACTTATTAGATTATTGTGGTGGTTGGGTAATGCGGGTTAGAGTAGAAGTTGATATGATTGCGCTTTGTGAGATTCCTTTAGATGGCGTTCAACCAACTCCTCCAACTCCATGCGAGGATGCTACAGCTATAACAACTGATTCACTAGGTAACCAACTATACTCAAATACCATTCCAAGTGGCGCAACTGAAACACAAGTTATTCAAGATAGTACAGCGGTTTTAAAAGATACGCTAGGAACAACGATAAGTACTACTTCTATACTAGCAGAAGGAAGTGAAGATATAGTAGCTCCTGACGCTACAATAGAAGTAAACGGAACAACTGAGGGAACGTTTGCAAGTGGTTCAACAGTAGATGTTCAACTATCCGATTCGGGCGGTGTGGTAACTCCTGATAGTGTAACAGTTGTTGGTAATGATGTACAGATAGTGTTAGCTGATGTTGTTGGTGCTTCAGTTGGCGCAACACTAATGAAAACGGGGCAAACAACGTCTTATAGAACGGGTGACGATGGTGATTTAGAAGCGGGTAGGGCTGTTGACTTTTTAACATTAGTAAGTGCAAATCCATTTGGAAATATAAACAGGTTTACAGACGAATTAGGCGGTTCGACTTATACGAATAATATAGTTATTGATTGGAGTACATATGATGGTTCAACTGTTTTAGGGTATAGAAGAACTACAAACGCATCAAATATAAATTGGAATAATGCAATAGATGGAGCATTAGCTGTAAGTATCGGTACATTTA